AGTCTCAGACTCAAGAAGTGATAATGTTGACCACTCTTCAACACGTGAAACCCGCTCTTCGATACGACCAATGTCACGCATCGTGTAACGTTTATTGTCGACGAAGGCCATAGTCACGTCGGTCTCGTCGAACGTACCAGCATTAAACAGGATATGATAGATTGCCATAGCATTTGCAGGCGTCTGTGGTGGGACTGGGTTCAGCGATGGGATACCACTTGCAAACCCGAACTCACCGTCTGAACCAATGTACAGAATGTCGATACGTGGAAGGTGGTACTCAACATCAGCCTGAATCGTTTCGTTGATCTGTGGAAGATCTTGAACAACAGCACCTGCTCCAGTGTAACCCGTTCCAGCGTCGTTTATGACTGGTCTAAAGTCGTAGACATCGGCAAGGAAGATTGACGAGCCGTCCGGTCTGACATACGTAGGTATATCAGAGTAGGAACCAGCAGCAACAAGAGCGTCATAAGAGTCGACAGCAAAATAGTCACCGGCAGCATGAGCAAAGTAGCTAAAAGAAACCTTGACGTTTCCAGTAGGTGCAACCGCAGTCGCCTTAAGAGTAAGTTTACCAATGCCATAATAGTTATCCCGTTGTCCGTTGTCAAGAACATAACGACTTGTGATGTCTGCATCACCCGCGTCAACATCCTTAACAGAGACGAGTTGATAGATATCGTGTACCGCTGTACCACCATCAGCAAGTGTAACCACATTACCGACAGGTGTAATGACTTCGTCAACGACGTCAGTCTTCGTCTTAGGTCTCTGGACAGGGGCATCCTTATCGAGGTATGCGATCATCTTATATCCAGCAGACGCATCAAGGCCTGTGATTGTAACTTCGTCAGTACCAACAGTACCAATAGAACCAGTCGCATCAACAGAACCATCTGAGTCTTTGACTAGAATCCAGTCTGAGCTATTCGCCCACTTCTCATCAGATGAACCAGAGTCGACCGTAACCGAACCCGATCCGTCAGTCGTGAATGTCACATAACGTTGAACACGAATAGATACGTCAGTCAGTTGCTTAACACGATCTTGTGGATGGTAGAACAACAATGCGTTTGTACCAGTGTCGTGTAATACTGCACTATCGGTCGTAAGCTCTGTTCCGCTTGCATCAACGAGGTTTGCCTCAAAGCCTGTAGCCTGAAGATCACGTACTGCACTGAAGCTTCCCGAAGACATAGTCACGTCAAACAGGTAATAACGATATACAGAGGCAGATTCTTTTTCAACAGCACGGACTCTAGCAGTACCAACGACGGTATCACTTGAGTTACGTAAGTTGACTTGCGCGAAGGTACCGATGTTTGGTAGGCCAGTATTGTCACTACCATTTGGTGCTTCAGCACGAACATAGTTACCTAGAGGAGTAGCCGTACGTGAACTGTTACGCTCACCTGTCACTTCGGCTTTGTTACCCTCGATGGTTGTTGAGGTTGTTTTGTTGACTTCGTAACCACGGACATATGCACGACCAGGGTCAGCAACGAAGTTCAGCTTTCCACTTGTACTCGATGGCTCAACACGAACAATGAATGGGTTGACTGTATAGTTACCAGACTCATCATACGTACGACGTGCAAGCTCATCACCTAGCAGACCGTATTGTGTACGAGTCAGAGCTTCAACGATGACTGCATTCTTAATCGTAGCGATGGTGAAGTAGTCTTGTGTACTTGCATCGACGTCCGCTTCAAGAGCCAACGTAAGGGCAAGCTTGTAACGATCAGCACCAGGAGCATTTGCGTTCGATGAACCGATCGCGTTTGAGAGGAGTGATGTATCAGCCGCAGAGTCGACAATCTCTTCTGAAGAAATCAGACCGAGCTTAACTGTACCGGATGGAATACCATATTTCTCAACAATGAGTGACTGAGACGTTGCAACGACGAAGTAACCCTTGATGAAGTAGATACCCTTATCGAGGTTGACTTTAGTACCAACACCAGAAGGGGCTGAGACCGCAGCAGTAACCGAACCAGTAACTGCGTTACCGCCATCAACAATGGCTGGGTTTTGGAACGTGATAGTTTCGCCTGCGCCAAAACGTCCACCATTACCTGAACCGCCGCCGGTGTAACGAACGTAGATCGTATCAGGATCACCGCCATCAGCCGCAACCGCTTGAAGAAGGACAGCAGTCAGACCGCTCGAGCCTTGAAGAGTCGCTCCTACCTGTAGGTTGGCCAAGACGCCGGCACTGAGTTTAACGTACTCATAGTTAGTATCGATCGTAACACCACCTGGAATGACCACAGTACCTTCGAGGAAGATATTCTGACCAAACCGTGCCATCTGATTTTGAAGGATCGTTTGAAGTTGTGTAAGTTCGCGAGCCTGTACAGCACGACCTGGACGGAACAAGAGCTTGTGAAAGCCCTTGTCGTCGTTAAAGTCGTCATAGTAAGGTGCGAGACTGAGATCGATAGCCATTGATTATTCTTTCACTTAGAATTGTACGACGAGTTTGATGTCTTCTGTTTGGTCAGCAGCACGGGAAACCGCAACACGGTTTTCAAGGTACAACATACGACCTGAGAAGTTATCAATGTCACGGACACCGATGTGACCACCACTGTCGATAGTACCACTCGAACCGCCTGGTCCAGACAGTGCTTCACCGTCCGAGAACGCATCGAAGCCAGTGGTTTCGTCTTGAACGTAGTAGACACGTGTATTAGCTGAATCGTAATACAAGACATACGCTTGAGCGGTTGACGTTCCACCAGTGATAAGGTCATCAGGAATCCACGTTCCACCAGTAACAGTAACGAACGGCATTGCAGTACCTGTATCAGATGTGTACTTCAACTGCGTACCTGATGTGTCCAGTGGGTTTTTGATAAGAGCCAACTGACGATAGTCGTTATTGATAACGAAGTCACCGCCTTGGTCAATACCATCAGCAACCTGAAGGATGACGTTGAACATAAGATAGTGTGCCTGAAGATCAACGACCGGGTCATAACCAAACCCACCCTTGACTGCAGAGAACTGAGGAGTCAAGACAGCAGTTGTACCTGCAGTCGACTGATCCACAGTGACACTTAAGTTAGTGTAACCATATCCACCATCACTGACACTGACAGAACTAACTGTACCAGAACCATCAGTCGACGCACTCGCAGCAGCTTCAAAACCATCACCCACAATGGTCAAAGCTAGAGTTGAGCTCGCAGGATAGCTGGATCCAGCATTCGTAACAGCAACACCGGTCAGTTCACGACCAAGTGAGACTGGTGATAGGACAGGAGTGATAGAGGCTTCAGTCGAAGCAGAACCACCGGTCAGTACAGCTCGGGCATACGTGTAGCCAGAACCGACAGCAGTAACCGTGATACCGGTCAGAACACCACCGTCGATAGTCGCCGTAGCAGTTGCACCAGTACCGTCACCTTCGATAGTAACAGTCGGAGCAGAACCGTAACCAGTACCACCTTCAACAATGTTGTAATCCCAGATCTGACCAGCAGTTGCGGCTGCCGCAACACCCGAGTCACGAAGGACTGGCATGAAGTCAGAAGTCAGGAACTTATCACCTTGAGCCCCCGTGATAGTGTAAAGATATTTCCATACGTATCCATCAGCACCTTCGGTTGGGTTACCAGTTGATGTACCAGTAGGTTCAACAGTAGACGCACCCGAACCAGCACGAAGACAGATATACACATTAAAGGTCGACTGGTTCAATACGTAGAACTGCTTAGTCGCCAGTGTTGGGTCGTTGTTGTCCCAAGCAACATATGTGTTACCGCTTGTCCAGTTGTACCGAGCGACACAAGGGACGATGTCTGCAACCTTCTTCATAGACTGGAAGTTAAGGCGTGCGTTCATCTCATCCTGTGGATCGATGTTTGGAGCTGGTGGGTTTGTGTCGTTATCCCAAGCAGAAGCTCGGCCGACGGCGAGAAAAATATCGTCAATACCAGAATCAATATCGCGCTTAGCGTATTGCAGGTTCTGGATCCTGAACTGGTTGGTTATAATAGCTGTCATAATCTTTTCCGTGGGTGTGAATAGTTATTCTTATTTATACGCTTTCTTATACGGCCTCGACAATAATTCTGGCCGGTCTATGTAATGTCGTGTATCGTGACTCCGCACCAACAGGATCAAAGTCGCTGATTGGCGTCTCGTGGAAGTCGTATACACGATATGTGGACTGATGTAAGTTGTTATTGATTTCAGCAAATGTGAAGTCATCGACCTGTCCGACACGTCCAAGGATCTTAAAGGCCTTCGTAATGATTTGTGGTGATACGCCCATCGCATGAGCAGCAGCACCAAGGATAAGGATCTCAGCATCAAGTGTCTGGAAGCCAGGCTGAATCGTAGGTGAGTTAGTCGCGATGTTGTTAAAGTTACCAATGACACCTGACAACTCGACTTCACCAAACACCTTAAAGCCAGCAGCGTGGGCAGCACGATAGAACGTATCACCCCAATCACTAATAGACTGCCCTGACCGGATCAGGTATGAGAACGCTTGATAATAGAAGTCATCTTGTATAACTGCACGAGGCTCATCAATAAGACTTTTGACTGTAGTGTAACGGACTTGACTTTCGTCCCAATCACCGCCGTCGACGATCAGCATATTCTCACGTGGATATACGACCTCAACATTCGTGTTAAGGAAAATACGAAAGTACATCTCGACCGCAGCCCGTGTACCCTTTGCCTTGTACCAATATTCAAAGAGACGGACTGCTGCTGTCTCATCGATACTAGAAAGGTCTGGGAGGGCAGCACCGTATTCTTTTGATGACAGTATCTGTGCGTATGTCTCTTCGGTAACGTCAATGTTACGGATGTCCTTCAGCTTCTGAAGTAGATCACCGAATCCAGCAGTGTCTTCAATATATTCGAAGTACTTCTCAAGGAACTCGACCAGTTGAGGATATTCCTGTTGATAATAGGAAGGCGTAACAGCCGCAACTGGCGAGTGTACCAACTTACGGCTACCAGGCTTCTGGTCTCGAATTATATTGTTACGCTTATCAGCCATCTTTTTCTGCAGTCACTCGTGTTTTAGTTGTGTCCAGACGTAGTAATATATTTCGTATTGGGTTAATCTTATTCTGCGACGCAGGTAAAATCGAAATACGAATACCGATGTCAGAGTCTTGTACCTGGCTTGGCGCAAATGGTGTCAGACTAATAACGTTCCGTGTATAGTCAATTGTACCAGCGTCATCGATCACAATGATAGACTCGCCCGCAGCCGACCTACGATAGATCTCAAGTTGTTTTGTACCGGTCTTGTTACGAAGGAAACACGTATACGCAACACCATCGACACTGTAAATGAAGGGATCAGAGTCAACGATATACGTCGCACTCGATGGCTCGGCAAACTTATTAGTGAACTCAACATCGTAACGTGTGTCGACACCGAGCTGTGCAGCAGTTGGTTTAACACGACCTTGAAGACGTACAACCACATCCGAAGAAAGAATAGAGTCATTCGATGCGTCGATAGTAGACGTCAGAACTGACCGGCGGAATGGTGACTGGAACCCAAGTAGGTTTTCTTCACCGTATGTTTCAATGACCCCAGCCACGTTAGACTCAAGCGTCTGTTCAGTCAAAGGTGTCTTTGCGTCATCGTACACAAAGTTCGAGGTGACCTCAAGGTACTGGATGATAGGATCTATGAGTACCGGAGTAACCGATAGAATGACACGATCATTGAGGGTATTAGTCAGGAGTTGAGACTTCTGAGCGTCGGTCATCGCGTCAACACCAAAGGGTTTGACCGAGATAAACACTTTGCCAAACTCAGGTGGATCTGCCTTTTCACCACCATAGACGTTCAACGACTCAACGTACGTAACAGCGTTTTTAATCAACGCAGTGAAATCGGACTCGGTAACAGCTCGGTCCTGAGATGCATAACTCATAGGAGCATTGAAGCGAATGGACTCGAGGGTTTCTTTTTCAGCACCGCCAGCTGCAACCTGTACAATCGATGGTGTCAGTGTAAGACCTGCAATGGTATCAGATGTCGAGAACGTAGCAGCGCCGTTAGGCGTAGCAGCATTCGACTGAAGATACTTGACCTCAATGACCGAACCTTCGCCTGGAGCCTTACCGATAAGACCGTCACCGAATGTAAGTTCGTAATAACCATTTGCCGCTTCAGAGATGAAGTAGATGTTCTGATCCGCCGCAAAGTCTTCAACACGTGATGCCCGACGGTAACGAGTAATAGACTCAGAACCCAGACCATCTCTCACTTGAACATCAAGCGATCCGACGTACATCTTGTCGTCAGGTATTACGTAGATCGGGTTGGCCGAGGTATCAGCATCAACAATAAAACGTTTTGTGAGCAGACGGCCTTCGTATACATTGACGTTGCTAAAGATAAAGCCACTAGCCTGATTAGTATCATACTCGTCAAGAGTATAGAACGTATAAGCGACGTTATCGATGGTCGATGAGAACAACGAGTATTTTGGTAGGTTGTAAGTGATCAACGGATCCGCGCCAGCAATGGCCACATTGAGGACAGCGGTTGATGAGTTACGAGAACCTGGTAGATAGTTAAGTGACTTGGCATGAGACACAACCGAACCACGAAGTTGTGCTGAGTCAAGGAACGCTTCGTTCAATGCAAAGTTAGCAGTCAACGCTTTCATGTGAGTGTCATAAGCAAGGACATCGACAATAGCAGACAGACCAGAACCTTCGAAGTTATAGTCGTTGAACTCACCTGAGTCCTTATAATATTGCTTTAGCGCAGCCTTAATCTGTTCAAAGTCAAGCTGGCTTGGATTGATACGTGTGGCCATTTATCGCAGTCTCTCTAAGCTTATGTTGATCGTGTCAACTTGTTGGGTTTCCTTTACCCGAAATACTATATTCACTGCAATTGTATTTGCAGCACCGGTTGTTATATTTATACTAGTTACCTGCGCACGAGGCTCATGGCGAGCAATAGCTTTAGCCAATGCAGTCTTCGCTTCGTTGAGTGTGAATGCAGTTATGTTTTCAAATAGAAGGGCTCGTACGTTACCACCAAGGAACGGCTGAAACGGCCGTTCGTGGAAGTTAGTGAGTACGATGTTCTTCACCGATTGCTTGACAGCTGCAGCGTCTTTTACTTTATAGATGTCACCCGTATTTGGGTTGGCTTCAAACAACATATTGATGTCTGAATAGTCACGGTTCCGAGTAGTAAAGATAGAACCAGTATTCAGATTTGCGTCATCGTTTGCGTACTTACGTGCCATCAGTATTCCTCCAGCTTATCGCTCTGCTTCACGTGATTGAACTCAGTGAAAGTTGTTTTGCTATTTGAGCCAGTACGTACCGATATGAGGAGTGTTGGCTCATTAACTTCGTCAGGGTCATAGTCGATATAACTTAACCCGACCTTTTCGAAGATGAGATTATTCATACACCATTGAGCAACATCAAAGTAAATCGAGTTGTCACTCTCTGGGAACTGGATACCACATCCAAGACCAATCATACGGTCGTAGGCGAAGCTATCCTCATCGTATTTTTCATTTTCGTACTTGACGTACAGACCTTCAGAGACAGTGAAGATGTCACCGAACTCTTTACGTATTTTCTCGAGTGCGGTATACGCCAGGATCTGCATGTTGTTTGCGATCTCGACATCAGTCATACCGACCTGGCCGACTAGTTGAGCCGCCTCGGAGTCACCGCCTAACATGTGTGACAAATAGTACGACGAACTCAGACGTTTCGACGGGTCTGGCGTCTTCGTTATTTTGATATACGGCGGAATGATTACGTTGTTGACATCACCGACGACGCGTTGGAAGTTCTTTGTGTTCTTCGTATTTGGTAGACTACGTTTACCTGACGCAAACGTGGTCCTCGCTCCGGTACGTTTCGCGTTCTGAGACGAGGATGTCTGAATCGATTCCTTGACAGAACCTAGTCCGATCTGATCGACCAACCAAGTTCCGTTCTTGAAGAGTGTTGTATTACGACAACGAGACGTGACCTCAGACGTAGACAATTTGCGAGTACCGTGTGAGTCGTTTACCGCCGAACGGTCTAGTGCGACGATCAATGGAACCGATGTACCAGTGACGTCAGTAACCGTGAGTGCCGACTCTGGGTCGACAAGACGCTCATCGAACTCTTCAGGTGTATCAGGTGAAGGTGACGTCGGAGATGCAGCGCCATCAGGAGCAGCGCCAGCGGTGTCAGCGTACTCTGACTT